TGGGACAGGTGCAGTGACTGAGGCTGGTATTTTTAATGCGGCGAGTTCTGGAACGATGCTTTGCCGCTCAGTTTTTAGTGTGATCAATAAAGCAGCCTCCGACTCGCTATCAATCACGTGGACTATCACGATCACGGCGACATAAGCGATGGCAACGATAACAACTCGTTCTGGAAAAGGTTCGCCTCTTACAAATTCAGAAGTCGATGCAAACTTTACTAATCTGAACACCGATAAGATTGAAGCTGCGACAACTGACACGCTTTCAAACAAGACGCTGACCGCCCCTAAATTTGTCGATGGGGGGTTTGTCGCTGATGCGAATGGTAATGAGCTTATAAAGCTTCAGACAACAGGAAGTGCTGTAAATGAGCTAGAGGTAACAAATTCAGCAACTGGAGACGCTGTAATAATCGGTTCTTCAGGTGATGATACCAACATAGATTTAGAGCTTACCCCGAAAGGATCAGGTGAGGTAAAAATTGCCGCAGGGAACTTTAACTATGCATCAACAGCTATTACTGCTTCTGGTGCGGAAATAAATAAGCTTGATGGCGTAACAGCAACTAGTACAGAATTTAATTACCTAGATATAACTACTCTAGGAACCACAGAAGCCAGCAAAGTAGTTACCGCAGATGCTAACGGTGTGGTTAAGTTTGACAATGGTATACAGGAAGAATCAACAGCAGTTACAAGTTCTAGTAATGCAGCTACCTTAAACCTTAGAGATGGTACGGTATTTACTCATACGTTAAGTGAAAACGTAACTTATACATTTAGCAACCCAGCCGCCTCTGGTTATGCCTCTTTTTTTACTTTAAAGGTTACTCAAGACTCTTCAGCAAGAACCATTACATGGCCCGGATCAGTTGATTGGGCAGGAGCTACAGCACCTACCATTAGCACAGGATCTGGAGATGTGGATATATTTGTATTTCTAACGGTTGACGCTGGAACCACTTATTACGGCTTCACGGCTGGTCAAGATGTAAGTTAATGAGTAGCGGCTCTAAAAAAATATTAATGGCTGCAGCGGGGGCTGGCGGGGCATCTTATACAGGCACCACGATTTCAATTAGTCCTTCCTTTGGAGGAGCGTCATCAATCAACCTTTCCTCTGGGCCACTTAATATCGGAACTACTGGTTCTTACACTATTCAACCAACTAACGGTGACATTCAAGTAGATATAAAAATGTGGGGCGGCGGCGGTGCGTCTGGCTGGTGGTACAACCAACCCGGACTTCCTAACTTTTACTCCGGCGCGGGAGGCGGAGGTGGTGCCGCAGTTGGCCGATTAGTTTTTAAGAACGGCGTAAACTACATTTTGCAAATCGCTGACGGCGGCGACCTAAAAACGTCAGGGGGGCCGACAAGCGGAGCCACTTACTTTGGTGGAGGCATTGGAACTACTTACGGTTCAGAAGGTGGTGGATATTCAGGCATTTTTGAAGGGTCTGTTTCTCAGGGGAATGCCATCTTGATGGCCGGAGGCGGAGGCGGTGGGGGCATGTGTTCTTACGATGGGTCAAGTTGTGGTACAGGGGGCCTTGGAGCTGGAGCGGGGGGTGGTACGAATGGTGAAAACGGGGCAGCGGCAGGCGGTCAAGGTGGCAGTGGCGGTACACAATCGGCTGGAGGTGCAGGATCACCCTACAATGGCGCAACCTCGGGATCAGCCTTGCTTGGAGGAGTGGCGCAAAGTTGGGTGGCGGTAGGCTCTATGGGAGGGGGCGGAGGGGGCTTCTACGGCGGGGGAGCAGGAAATATTGGCGGATCGGGCGGCGGGTCAGGCTACTTCGATTCATCTAACTCAGACCTGACAAGCGTGACTTTATACACTGGAAGCGGAAAAACCCCCGGAAACAGTTCTGATTCAGACAGAGGCGGATCGGGCGACGGTGCGTACAACTGGGGTAACGGTGACCAAGGACGAATTCTTTTAACGAGGGTGCCATGATCTACGCAAAAATAAACGGAACAGAAATAGAGCAATACCCATACACGCTAAATGATCTGCGTAAGGACAATCCAAACGTGTCTTTTCCTGCTGAAATAACAGACGAAATAAAAACAACATACGGTATTGCTGATGTTAACGAAAACGATAAACCAAGTTTTGATCCGCTCACGGAGAACATTGTTGAAGCCCCTATGACAATTGTTGATGGCGTTGTGCAGATAAACTACATAAAGAAAGATTTTTCTGAAGAAGAAAAAGCTTTTAATGTTCGCAGTCAACGAAATTCAAATTTAAAGGGTAGTGACTGGATGGCGTTAACTGATGTAACGATGACGGACGAATGGAAAACATATCGTCAGGCGCTAAGAGATATTCCAGAGCAGAGCGGCTTTCCAAGTAACGTAACTTGGCCTGAGCCGCCCGATAATTTTATAGCTGAAGCATAAGAAGGAAGCACAATGGATCAATTTATTGAATTATTAAATTACGCGACGGCAATTGTTGCAGGTTGCAGTGCTATTGCTGCGTTAACGGAAACACCGAAAGACGATACGTTAGTTTCAAAAGCGTATCAGGTAATTGATTTCTTAGCGATTAATGTGGGCAAGGCGAAGGATGGATAGCAGGGATGCGCTGGCAGAGCTTCAGTCTAAGCATGATGCTCACCAGCAAGAATGTGCGTTGCGTTACCAGATGCTGGAGTCGCGGTTAGAGCGTGGCAGTGCAAGGTTCGCTCGCATTGAAGCTATTACGTGGAGTCTGTATCCCTTTATTTTAGCTTCAGTGTTTTTAGCGCGGTATTTGTGAGCCTGAATGATTGCCGAAGTTGCAACTGTTCTTTCAGCCCTAAAGGCTCTGAACGAAGGATTGGCTACCCTCAGAGAGTCGGCGGGGCATGGAAGAAGCCTTCAATCTCTTGTTGGAAAATGGGGAGAAGCCGCAGAAAAATATAACGATGTAGAACGTGCTAAAGCTGGCAAAATGTCATACAGAGAAGCTCTTGCTATGGAGTCAGCCAAGCGCCAGCTAGAGAATTTTGATAGGCAGTTTAAAGACATATGTTTGATTCAAGGGCAAGGAGATTTGTATACCTCTGTAAAGCAGAGGATGGAAGAGTCCCGTATAGCTCATCAAAAAGAAGTTGCAAGGATAAAGAAAAGACGAAAAGAGATTAAGGGATACATATCAATAGCCGGAACAGTAGTATTTGCATGGGTATTTTTTATGTTGTGTGTTTGGGCGTTAGTTTGGGTACTGGAGAACACACCCGTTGAATGATTATTTCGTTTCTATTAGTGGTAGTAGTCAGCGGAGAAACTATCTCTGATGATAGAATGTTGTTTGAAAGTATTTATAGATGTAATGAGTTTGCCATCGCCATCGAAGAGGGGCGAGGTAGTTCAGAAAATATAAAGAGATATAGAATGCAAAAAAACGTCAGTGCGTACTGTATCCCAAAGATGGTTCCACGTGGAACGGAGTTATTTGGATGAAAGGGATTGCATTATTAATATTGGTAAGTGTCGCTGGGTGTAGTTCAGTTTCCACGTGCGCAACTAAATCTGTCAGTGTCACGCTGCCTGCATCGATACCTTTGTTGGGTACTGCGCCATTTGTTTTTGAGAGAAGCAATACGCACGTTGACTGTGAGCGTGACCCTGAAGAAAGAGAGTTGCCATCTAATGACTAGCCATCAATATCTAAGCCGATTGTGTGCTGAGAGCTATACCAGAAGCGATTTTGAGGAAGCTGATATAGAGGTCATTGCTGAGCGATCTTTAGAGGATGGCGGGGTATTTTGCTTCAGAGGCACAGATGAGATTAGTGATATTGCTAGGGATTTGCGGGTGCTTCCTTGGTGGACACCGGGTATCGGCTGGGTTCCGCGTGGCTTCCTTCTGGCTGGTAAACGCTTAGCGTTGAAGTGTGTTAGCCACTGTTTGGAAAAAGGATATGACTCCTCACGTATAGAGCTTACAGGCCATTCTCTTGGAGGGGCCGTGGCTCTTATTGTTGGGTCATTGCTCAAGCGCGACGAAATATCGCCACGGCAAATAGTGACATTTGGTGCGCCAAGGTGCGGTCGATTGAAAGTGTTAGACGATGTTCATGTCACTTGTTATCGAAATGGTAAAGACATCGTTCCTTTGCTGCCTCCAATTTTTAGGCGGCATTGTAAGTTGTTGCAACACGGTGAAAGAAACGGTTTTGTAAAAGACCATTATGCTAAAAATTATGTGCGTATGCCGAAATGAATGCCAAGCGATTAGAGCCAGAAAGTAACTATGCTAGGTACGATGCTGACGGTGACGGTGTGGTGACTGACGACGAACTAGAGATAAGCGCAAGACTTCAAGAGCTTGAAATGCTCCATGAAAAGAGTGATGCACAACGCAACATGGTTTGGTTTGCCTTATTTGGGATGCTCCTGTACCCCTCTGGTGTAGCTATCTGTTCATTTATAGGGATGGATGATGCCGCCGTTTTGCTCTCAGATATGGCCAATATGTACTTTTTGGCTACGGGTGGCGTTGTCAGCGTATTTTTCGGGAGTCAGGTCTTCGCAGGGAAGAGTAAATGATTGAAATGGCTATCGGTTTTGTTATTGGTTACCTGCTAGGGAAGTGGTCAAGATGAGTGTAGATGTCACAACAGTTTATGAAGAAATCGCCGCTGACGAAGGCAAGATTTTGCACTGCTACATGTGCAGCGAGGGCCATAAGACGGTAGGGATAGGCCATCTGGTGCGTGATGATGATCCAGAGGAAAGACTTCCTGTCTATGGTGCTTATGATGATGTTTTAGAGGGTGATTGCATAACAGAAGAGCGGTGTTATGAGTTGTTTCAGCACGATGTTCAAGAGGCGATAGAGGGCTGCGAGTCTATTTACTCGTGCTGGGATGATTTGCCGCAGGAGGCTAAACATATTTTGGTCAACATGGTATTTCAAATGGGGGCAACGGGTGTATCTCGTTTCCGCAATATGAATGCGGCGATAGAGGCCCATGATTGGGATTCTGCCGCAGTAGAGATGATGGATAGCCGCTGGGCAACTCAAACGCCTAGTCGGGCTGAACGTCTACAAGCAAGGCTCAAAAGCCTTAAAAACTAATCATCGAGGAAAGGCAATGGTTGTTGGAAGCATAACGGCGAACGGTACAACAGATTTTCAAACTGTTGTTCATGGGCCAATACACGTATCACTTACAGGCACTTTTGGTTCAGGTTCTGTTGCGCTTGAGCAAAGAGATGCGAAAGGCAATGCAGTTGCGATTTATAGCGGCGGGTCTGCTATCACGGCAACGGCAAACAATGATCTGTATCTGTCGTTGTATCAGGGAGATACCGTCAGGCTGAATTTAACGGGCGCTTCATCCCCTGACATACAGTACAAGATCACGGGCGTATGACAGTAGAGGTTTTAATACCGCGTAAGTTCAAACCGTTTTTGGAAAAAAAGAAACGGTTTAAAATTGCTATCGGGGGTCGGGGATCAGGTAAGAGTAATACCTTTGCTGACATCTTCATCTGCGATGCTATGCGTGGCGTTAAGACTGCTTGTTTTCGAGAGTTTCAAAACTCAATAGATGACTCTGTTCACGCACTGTTGAAAGGCGAAATCGAGCGTTTGGGCTTTGATGGCTTTGACTGTCAGCAGAGCAAGATCCTGTATAACGGCGAAGAGATGTTTAAGTTTCGCGGTCTAGCTCGTAATCCAGAAGGCGTAAAGTCGATGTATGGCTTTCGCAGGTTTTGGGTTGAAGAAGGTCAGACCATCTCATTTGAGTCTTTGAAAGCTTTAACACCGACGCTTCGTACAGAAGAATCTGAGATCTGGATAAGTGCGAACCTGCGCAGTCTTGCTGATCCGTTTAGTCAGCGATTCTTTAAACCCTTTGAACGTGAGTTACGAACAAATGGATTTTATGAAGATGATCTTCATCTGATTACGTGGGTTAACTATAACGACAATGGAATGTTTCCTGATGTGCTGGAACAGGAACGTATCCATGATCACTCTACGCTTTCGAGGGCGCTGTACTCACACATCTGGGAAGGCGAGCCATACGATGAAGTAGAGAATTCAATCATCCCTGTGGAGTGGTTTGAAGCAGCAATAGATGCGCATGAGAAGCTAGGTTTTAAAGGTGAGGGTGCAGTTATCGCGGGGCATGACCCCTCCGATGAGGGCGGTGATGCCAAGGGCTATGTCTTGCGGCATGGGCCTGTCGTACTTGAGGCTGACGAATTAACTGAGGGTGATGTTAATGTTGGTTGTGACTGGGCAATAGACAGAGCGATAGCCGGGGGCGCTGATTGGTTTGTCTGGGACTGTGACGGTTTAGGCGTTACGCTCAAGCGGCAGGTCGATCATGCGTTAAGTGGTAAACAAATTGATTACTACATGTTTAAGGGGTCTGAAAGTGCGGAAAACCCGGAGCTAGAGTATGACCCTGTTGACTCGACTGACCCCAAAAAGCGAAAGAAAAACCGTGAAGCAATATTGAATAAACGCGCACAGTATTACATGCGTTTAGCAAAACGATTCCACAATACTTATCGAGCAGTAGAGCGGGGTGAATACATTAACCCTGACGACATGATTTCTTTGTCAAGCTCAATAGAAAAGCTTGATCAGTTACGCTCAGAGGTATGTCGAATACCTTTAAAAAGAAACAACAGTGGCAAGATCCAGATTATGAGCAAGCTGGAAATGTCGCGTAAACCTTATGAGTTGCCAAGTCCCAATATGGCCGACTCGTTGATGATGGCAATGGGTTATGCACCTGAAACTAAAATTGTGTATGAGCCTATCAAGTTCGCAGGATGGAGAGGCTGATGCCAGATTACAGTGATCATTCAGAAATATTGAAACTTTTAAAGATGGCGCAAGATGCTGAGTCGGATAACCGCGACAGGGTAAGAGAGTGCCACCTGTTCTTAGATAAACGCGATGGTCAGTGGGAGCCAGAATATTGGAACGCTTCTAGTGACAAGCCTCGTTACACGTTTGATATGACCAACCCAATCGTTGATCAGATTGCGGGAGAGATGCAACAGGCCGATTTTGCTATTAAGGTTGACCCATCATCCAGTGAGTCATCAGAGCGCATAGCAGAGACAATGGATGGCCTAGTGCGCAACATCCAGAACATCTCGAACGCCTCTCATATTTACAGTCAGGCGGCTAGAATGATGATTTCTGGCGGAATGGATGGTTGGCAAGTCGTTCAGAAGTACAAAAACGCTGATTCGTTTGAGCAAGACATAATGATCGAGCCAGTGCATAACTTTGCTGACAGAGTTTGGTTTGATCATGCTGCTGAAATGCAGGATATGGGTGATGCGCGACACGTATTTAAGCTAACGGGCATGGCAAAAGATGTATTTGAGGAAAAGTATGATCGTGTTGGTGTTTCGTTAGGCGAAAGCAATTCATTTACCGCTTATAAAGATCAGAAAGAAGTGGTTTTGGTCGGTGAAATGTATTACGTCGAAGAAGAAGAGCGGGAAATCGTCTTGATGTCAAATGGCAGGGTGTTTACTGTCGATGAAGACTTTAAAAAAGTCGAAAAAGAGATGAAACAAGCTGGGGTTGTCGAGGTAAAGCGACGATCACGGCCAGAACCGTATGTATGTGTTCGTCAGTTTGACGCTAACGATTGGTTAAAGGAAAAGCAAAAGACAGTATTCAA